TACGTTGATTTTTGTAGCCACTGATCGACTTTTTCAAAATGATATATTATTCCGCAATTTGTTACTAGATTGCCTAAATCTAATCCATCAGAAAGTGGAGCACCAACTATAACATTATTATTAAATATTTTTACTGATGTACCAAAACCGTCATCTAATTGGCCCGGCACTGGAACTAATCTATCTTGTAGATTCCAAGTTACAACATTATTGGCCTGTATATTTCTTTCAAATACATATACAGATCGTGATCCTGTGGCACTAATAGCACAAACTGGATTTGTTGGATTTGTTTCTACATCTAAATCAAAAGATGCTCCAAATGAATCATTAACATCTACCGTCTCAGGAAATAATATTGATTCTGGAACTTCATAAAATAAACCAGTTGTTATATTTTTATGAAATATGCTTACAGAACCTCTATTATTATTTCTAGCAGGCCAAGAAACAACTAAATAATTACCTTTTATTTGTACATTTTCACCCCAGCCGTCATTACCGTCTTCATTTACTTCCAAAGGAGTTGGAATAACTTGAGATTGTACCCAGTTAGAACCAGTCCCTTTATAGATAATAACTGCTCCGTTTGATCTATCGGCATTTACATATCCAGGCACACTAACAGCTAAAGTATCTTTATATAATGATATGTCTTTACCAAAGTTTAAGCCGCCTGAACTAGCACTAAGTTTTTTCTGAAATTTCCAAGTAAATGTTGAAGGTGCCTGAGTCAAAAATCTTTGCCATATTTCTACGGTACCACTATTGGCTGCAGTTCCACCATTATACTCAGTATCACTAGGGGCATTTATAGCAACGATATCATCTGATAAAGATACAACTGAACCAAACTTATCACCTGCTGCTCCTGTAGAACTTACAATCTTATTTTGTGTATCATAAGCTTGACCACCATTAATATAATTGTAAATATATACAGCACCTTTATCTGATTCATCTCCAGGCGCACCAGTAGCCATTAAGTTTGTTTTAGTATCTAGTGATATAGAAGTACTATACTCATCTCCTGCAGCCGCATCAGATGCTGTAATATTATCAGCTAATTTATCATAAGAAGCCGCGATAAGTGTTTGGCTATCCCATTTTCCTGATGATGTTTTTAATGTAGAATCCCATGGATATTCAACATTAATTTCTTCATCTTGAAAAAACAATTTAAAAAATAAATCAATAGAATCTTTTGAACCACGTATTCTATAGAAATCAATTAGTCTTTGATAAAGAGCACGCTTATTAACTTTTATATTTTGATCAATAGCAGGAGCAATTTCCTTCTGCATCATATTTAAAAGCTCTTCATCTGTCTCATTAATATTTAAAGCATCTTCTAATGTGTTTAATTTAAATGACGGATTTGACACTACAAGATTTTGTACTGACGTTCGAACTGTAATTTTTTTATTATTTAATCTTGCTGGTAATCCTACAATCGATAATGTTCTTCCTGAATTGCGATCTAATGATAACTCACTTGGCAAATTATCAACATTAAAAATATTAATGTCATCATCAGCTATATCATATTCTATAGAATTAGGTCCAACTGTTAAAATGTTTCCTTCTGAATCAATAATTTGTGCAGATCTTGCAGCCTCTTGGCTGAAAAACTTAGTATCTTTTAAATCAGGATCAGGTATACGAATTGTTGCAATGTTATTAATTACTATATCTTCAAAGGTTTCTATTTCTTTATATAGAAACTCTTCAGTATTCATAAATTTATAATACGCATCGAGGAAAGGCTGTATGCCTCCAGAATCAGTATCACCAGAATGATCTAATAATTGTTCTGGAATAAGATCATTAATTCTTATGTCTTCTTTTGATCTCGATAAAGTACTACCTACTATATCAAATTCATCTAAGCCAGAATTAGTATCGCTTATAGTTATAAATGTATCAGCATCAAGAGTTTGTGGAATATCTAAAACAATTTGAGATTCTTGTTCACCGTTATCAAGAACAAAGCTAACTATTTTTGGTATACCAACTATACCTTTACCTGAAACCACTTGTCCTATTTGTGGTCTTATTTCATTATATAAATTTCTGTTTTTGATTATTTCATTAGTAAAAGTAATAGTATTTGAATTTGATACTGCAGTTTTAACATCACCTGTTAAAGTAGTATCAAAGTCAACTTGAGTAGTTCGTCCTTCGATATAACCACGAGAAAACGAATCTAGATTTTTTAAACTTTTAACTGGCATATATTATCTCAATCTACTAGTTGTTGTATATTCAAACGTACCAGATGGCCCAGAATATGCAATTTGATCAACGGAACCAGAAGCAATAATTCTTGAAGCTTCTATATTAATAATTTGATTTCTTTTTGGTGCAATGTCTAATGAATCTGGAGCAATTGTTACTCGTATAATAGTTGGTTCATCAACTACAAAGTTATTTAATGTAATTACTCCGTTTAAAGTATTTATTTCCCCTGCGTCTGGTACTACAATCTGATTTTGTGCATTTACAACTTTGTATATCATAACTTTTCTGTTGTTAGATCCTTCAATTTCTAAATCACCAAAGAAATGATCTATACCACCTATTTTAAATGGTGTGCTTTCAAGGGTAAATTCTTTTCCTTTTTTAACAAAGAATTTACCAGCAAAAGTTAACGTATACGTATTATTAGCTTTTATTGTACCAGCAGTAATATTTTTATACATAAATGGTCGAATAGTTGAACTTGTAATTGCAGGATCTGCATTATCAACTAATGTTAATAATTCTGAGTGTCTAAATACACCATCAAATTTATTTAATTGGTTAAAATTGTAATCTAAAATTGTGTCAGTTACTAGTGATTCAATTGCTTGCCTCGTTCTACTTGTAAGAGCTGGATTATATTTAAATATAACATCTAATTCGATATTTGTAAACTCGGGATCTAGTATCTCTGGCGTAATTGATACAGTATTTTTACTGGCCAAAATTGCAATAATTTCTGTCTTTTCACTATCAGTTAATGTATTACCGATTAATGGTTTAATACTTAAATATGCTTTACCGTAGTCTGGAATAATATTATCTTCACCACCCCATGTAGAAATAGACTCAATATTTGCAAAGTTTCTTTGAATAATCGATGCATAATCTTGAGATGTAACAGCTCGATCCTGCGCCTGGAAAGTAATAGGAGCATTAAATCTTATCGATTCCGTAGTCTCTGCTTCAGTACCACCAGTAGCTGTAGTAAGAGTAGTTACAGTTGTATTAATGTTACCTGTCAATGTTGGAAAATCTGTTGTAAGAGTAAAAGCATTTGCTCCATTAGCAGCTTCACCATCTGTAACAAGGTAATCTAATGTTACGATATTATCATTAACTGGCTTTTTACCAATAATACCATCACCAAAATATATTTGGAAAAAGCCACTTGAATTTTCTTGTAAATGATATACCTGACTTAATGAATCAATTTCTTGTAATGTTGTAAATTTAACATAAGAATCAAATGCATTTGAATCTTGGTTTTCCTGAATACGCACTCGTAATGAAGAAGTATCTGCATTTATATCAGATATTTGAAACTTTTGATTTTCTATTTCATTATCTACTCGATACGATAAATACCTAAACTTCCCTTGGCCTAAAATTATTTCTTCAAATGTATATGTTTTTGTAGAACCTTCTTCTACAAGAATAGCAGTTTGAGACTGTAAAGAAGAAAATGTATATGCCACGCCGTCAACAACAGAATTAAATTTGGTACCTCTTTCTACAACAAGTGCAGAAGGAATTGTACCTTGATAAGAACTTACATCAACAACTAACTTTACTGTTGCTCTTGGTGCTAGTATTGATCGCGGAGTATAACCAAGTAATCCTGCGCGTGATACAACATTACCACGAATTTGAGCTGAATCAAGAAATGCTTCGTTAAGAGCAAAGTGAGCTAGCATCGCGTTATAGTGTGTATTATATGCAAGTACATCCATTAGTACATTTAAACCAGAACCTTCGAAGTCATAATCTCTAAATTGTGATTGTGACTTCATAAAGCTTTTTAAATTTTCTTTTATCTGATCAAAGTCTAATTCTGTAACATTTAAATTTGATGCCATAACTATTTACCTGAGTCGTCTTAAGTTAATTTCTACGTCAGCAACTTCATCTGTTGCTTTTATACTAAATACTACATTAATTCTATATTCCGAATCATTTTGATGAGATGTAACAATCACATTAATATTTTCAATCCTTGGTTCATGATTTTCTAATACGCCTTTTACACCATTTTCTAAAGCTA